TAATTACTTCCAGCAGTTGCTCTTCCTGTTTCATAACCTGTTGAAAGATAAGAACCTCCACTTAATATAGTTGTACCTGAAGAAAAAAATCTTGCTCTCATTTGAGCTGATGATGCTGAATATACACCCTCAAAAATTACCATGTAATATGTGTAAGTACCTAATGTAAACACATTTTGTAATTGAATTTCAGATTGGTTAGATATGTTTGTTGAATGTGTAATTTTATTTACATCACTAGACATTGTAGTCCAAGATGGATTAGCACCTGAACCACCAGTTTGTAAAACTTGACCTGCTGTTCCATAGCCTAATCTTGCTAGACCACTTCCATCTCTGTAAAGTAAATCTCCTTGTGTTGTGATTGTAGTACCAACATCTGTTCCATTAGTACCATTAGTACCAGCAGATGACATTTGTTGCCAATATGCTGAAGCTGATGCTGGGTTTTGTCCTGCACCTGCTTGTATAGAAATATAACTTGATCCTGAAAGACTTACAACATCATCTACTGCATAAGTAGTTCCATTTTGCCATGGACCTTTCCAATTAAATTTTATGTTTCCAATATTTACTGTAGCCATGATTTGTTTTTACCTTTCTTTTTAAGTTTTTGCAATCCTAAATTGTAGCTATTAATTTACCATTACTTAAAGACCAGCTAAATCCTGATGCCGCAAATAGAACATCATCAAATCCAGCATAATCTGATTCACTTATATTATCTGCCCCTGTGTTTGTTGTTTGTACCTGTAAAGTATTATTAGATGGTACTGGTGTATTTGCTTGTCCACCCATTCCTGAGTGAGATGAACAATAATAGTATAAAGTAGGTGCGTTTGTTGCTACTACTATAGTAACTTGTGTAGATGAATTATGTGTAACTCCTGTAGTATATTCTGATCCACTACCATGAGTACCATCAGAAGTTGTAGAAAACTTAAATGGATGTCCTGATGGATAAGTAAATACATAAGTATTACCCTCTAATAATTCTAAAGTATCTTGTTGTACTCCATCTATAAAATATTTATTAGAACCACTTACAGATACTACTGTAACTGTTCTATTAAGAGTTGAAGCTGTAAATGTTTTTTTAAATCCATATACTTCTGCTGAACTTGCATTTGAAAATACCAATCCATTTGCTGAATTGTTCATAACAAGGGCTTGTCCTGCTGTACCAAAACTACTAGGTGTATCTGTTAAATCTTTTATAGATATATTAGCTAGTTGGAATGTACCAAAACCTACAACATCTACTACATCTCCATTTGCTAAAGCACTTGCAAATACTAAAGAAGTACCTGAAGTTGCAGTTACATCTGTTCCTAAAATTTGTTTAACACCATTAAGATAAACATCTACAAATCCAGCATCATAAGCAAGAGTTTTACTTGATGCTTCTGCATAACCTGTACCTGATGCACCTGTTAAAGTTGTTGGTGTGCCTGTAATATTATAAACATATCGTTGGGATGTACCATTAACTGTTGATCCTGCCGCCGCCCATCCTGAAGATTTATAAACTTTTAATTCATTAGCAGTAGTGTCAAAATATAAATCTCCTTGATTTAAACTACTTGTTGGTGCTGAACTTGCAATTCTATATACATCTGCAAAATTATTAACTTGCGACATATTTGATGCAACAGTATTTACATTAGCAATATGTGGACCAATAGCATTAACATTAGTAATTGCACCACCTACTGCATCTATATTAGTAATTGCACCTGCTACTACTTCTATTTCAGAAGTAGATTCATTTAAGTCATTTGCCGCAGTTACTACCTTAGCAATATCTCCTGCTACTGTAGAAATATCAGAACTATTAAAACCAGCAAGAGTTGAAATATCAGATGATATAGCACCTAAACTTGTAATTTGTGAATTTAATCCAGCAACAGTATTTATATTACTAGAATTTCCTGCAACGCTTGTAACATTGCTACTTATACCAGCAACAGTTGAAATATCAGTAGCTATACCTGATAGTGTTGCTAATCCATCTGAAGATACAGTTGTTTCAATATTACCATTAGCATCAAATCCCATTATTTTAGATTGTCTAGTTGCTTTAGCTGGTAATGTAACTGTAGCAGAAACAGTATCAGTATCTAATAATTTAACTGATCTATCTGTTTGTGTTTTAACATCCGCAACAATAGAAGTTAATGTATCTAATTGTGTATTTAAACTTGTAATATCAAATGCACCTGAGTTAGGAAAGTCTGTTGTTCTTTCTACAGATATATCTCTAATAATAACTATAATGTCATTAGCTGAAGCACCTGCTCCAAGTGTTATTGATCCACCTGCACCAAATTCATATGCATTGTCTGATGCTGAAGCTGTACCTGTAATACTATATTGTGATGATCCTGATGGAGTAGCATTATAAGTTAATAATGTTCCATTTTTATAAACTTTTACATCTGCTATTTGGTAAAATTCAAAACCAATAGCAAAGCTAGTTTGATTTGCACTAGCTGTATATGTATTTCTAGGTGTATTTTTGTTACTAACTATTGTCATATTTTATCTTATTTGTTCGACACCCCAGTTGTATATGTCTTTAAACTTTCTATCCCAAATCCATAAAGTGTTCAAGGGAATTATTCGTCTTATAGTTGCGGCTTTCTCATCATAATCTTGATCTGTCATAAAAGCATATAACAAATCAGCAGGAATAGATGGACCAGCTCCAACAAATTCTCCAACAGCATTTGCCATATTAGGATCGCCAAATCTTAAATCTTGTCCAAGCATAGGTCTAATACCAACAGCTTCATCAAACATACCACCTGATACAGTTTCTAACATAAAGTTAGCATCAGTAAATATACCTGCAATACCTGATAGTTCTACACCTCTAATAATTTTTTCTTCTAATGGTTTTTGTACCCAGTATCTAGGATTCTTAAAGTAATCTCCCATCATACCCATACTAATCATAGCGGCAACACCACCCATAACTTGTAGTTCTCTACCTTGTAATCCTGATATTAATAATTTTCTGTTTGCCGCAATAGCCCATGAAAAGAATTGGAATGGTAATCCCATATAAGAATTACTAAACTTTCCACCTCTTGTAGTTTTTTGGAATCCAAAAAATCTTCCCATACTATTATCAAATAGTTTTGCATATGCTTCATCATTAACTCTAAATACACCATGCATTAAATTTAATTGATCTGTAGGTGTAGGAGTAATAATTGTTCTATTTACATCTGCATATAGTGCTTGTCTAAATTTTCTAGCCGCTTGTTGTCCACCATTTTTACCAATCCATCCATTAGCATTTGGCATTAACAATCCATCTAATTCTTCATATGGCATATCAGCAATTAACTTTGCAGTTTTTTCATCAATACCATAACTAGCTAATCTAGTTTTTATAAAGTCAGCTTCTTTGTTACTCTTGAAAGTACCTTTAGCTACCTTTAAACTATCTTCTATTAATCTATGAGAAGATATTACACCTTGATATTGTTTCCACATTTGTGTCCAAGGAGTAAGTAAGTTAGCAAAATAGAATGGACCTTGTGCTTTATTTAATGGTTGTCCTAAAAATCTATCAAACTTTTTACTTAGCCATCCTTTACCTAAACCTACTTGACCACCATCTTCTATAAATCTTTTTCTTGATGATCCTAAAGTTACTTCCATTGCTGGTGCAAAGTATTTAACTTGTTCTAATGCTTTAGAATATGCTCCTAAATTAGTAGTAAAATCTCCTATAATAGGTTTAAATGTTTTACTAAAACCATTTACCATTACAGGTCTAGCCGCATCTACTAATGCAGAAAAAATTACTTTACCCATAAATGCTAAACTTGCCCAATCTCTTAGGAATGCCGCAGTTCTTTTAGAAAAAGATGCAGGGTCTTCTGTATTAAGTGTACCTAATATTTTATCTTTTTCATCTTCAAATGCATTTAATACTTTATCTATTTTAAGATTGTCTTTGTCTTTTCTTAATTCTTTTGTAATTAATCTAATTTCTGTTTGTGTTAAAAAATCATCTAAATGTCTATCTCCAAACTGTCTAGTAAGTTCTATAGCATGACTCATCTTAGTAGTGTATTGACGCATAATAAAATTAATATCTGTTTCAATAAATTCTATTACATCTCTATTAGGAATATCTAATGTTCTTGACATTAAAGATTTAGTTCCTGCTCTCCATTGTTTTCTATTCTTATCAAAGCCCCATCCTGATATTCCCTCGCCATCCATATGATTAGCTTCATTATCAATTATCTTATTAAAAGCATCATCAACTCTTTTATCAATAGCTTCAGGAGAAGTAGATAGTTCTACCTCTTTACCTTTTTTTCTTATAATAGGATTAGCAACAAAATGTCTTCTTAGTATTTTTTTAAACGCTTCAGGGTTAGCCATAATTTTATCTCTTAACCAATATCTAGGCATAAAGTTTCTACCTTGTTCATATGGTGGAGATATAGATTCTGCCATCTCATCAAACTCTCCTTTAAGAGTTCTATATTCACTTTGTAATCTTGATTTAAGTTTTGTTAATCTTTCTATTTGTAATCCATTCAATGCTTTATCAGATAACAAATCATCTATTTGAGATATAGAACCTGCTTTAATTTGCATCATTCTTTTATAAGAACCTTGTGATGCAAACATATGTAACTTAGTAGCTTCAGCTTCATACTCAGCAAAAAACTTTCTAGCTTTTGTTGCCGCTATTTTAACTTGTGGATTCAAACCTACATCATCAAATACTTTATCATCTACTATAGCTTCTGATACTTTGTTATAAAACTGTTGCATTGATAATGCATTAGGATCAACTTCTTGGTTACGACCATTAACAAATTTTCTAGTAAAATTATTAATTGCATCTTTTGCTCTTATGCCACCTTTCTGTAAATTCATGTCTAAGATTTTTCTACTGTTTCCATTACCTACTCTATGTGCAACAAACTCATCATCTATAGATTGTAATGTAGTTCTTAAACCTGAATACCATTTTGTAAATGAATCCATTATAACTGAGTTAGCTGTAGGTACTCCCTCTTTGTTACCTCTCATAGCTGTAGCAAAATCTCCACCTAACTCTTGCATCTTTCTTGCATAGTGTGGGTCTTTAAATGCTTTCATTACTGTTCCATAATTAGTCCATCCCTCTACAAACTCTAATAATTTATTTGTATCTGTTGTTCTTGGAGCAGAATTAATTTTTATAATATCATTAATAACATCATCATTTAATCTGTTTTCATAATCTACTAATCTTTCTCCTTTTTTTCTCTTAGTATATAATCTACTAAAGATTTCTTTTTTCATTCTAAAGTTAATATAATCATCAGGAGTCTTAAACATTTTTCTAGGTAAAGGATTTGCTCCTGCAATATCTGATACTAAATGCTTACCTTGTGTATATAAATTTCTTAAATATGTTTCATCAACAACAAGTTTATTACCTGATTTAACACCTTGAAATATAACTGGATTATATTTTTTACCTGTAAAGCTATTTGTATTACTTACTTCTACTCCAGTATTATATGCATCATCTCCTACTTTATATGACCAACCATTTTCCCAAGTATTTCTTCCCTCAGTTTTAGCATGAGATTCAAAGTAGTTATCACTAATTTTATTAACACCACCTTTTTCTGTAATAGTTTTTCTTGTAACTGTTTTACCTAATGCACCACTAAATAAACCTCCAAGTAAAAATGCACCACCTATATACATAGCTGTTTCTTGATTACTTGCAGTAGGATCATTTGCTCTTCTAATTGGTTCTGTTGCACCAACTAAACCTGCTGACATTAATCCACCTTTAACAAACTTATGTCCAAAGGATATTCCTTTAACAAATGGTATAGGTATTAAATTAATAGGATCGCCTAAACCTGCAACTAGAGCAGGCATAATTCCTCTTTCACTTGATTCTAATCTTTCTCTTCTCATCAAGTTTCTATCTATTTTTTGTTTTAAAAAATCATGATGGTCTTTGTTTATTACATCAACAAACTTACCTGCATATTGTTCATACCCTGCTAAATTATCAGGATCAAATGGATCATAGTCTTTATCTATACCACCACTTGTATATCCATTATCATGTGCGTAAGTATCTTTTAATTGTCCTACCCAAGATAAATTCCATTCATCAGCTACATCAGACCAAAATCCTGAATCAAATTCAAATTGTCTTCCTACATTATGTGGAGATGGTGTGTACTGTGCATTAATATTTTGAAATACAGTTAAGTCTTCTTCTCGTTCTTGATTAATATATGTTTGGTTTCCTGATTTATCATTTGGATTAGCCATGCTATTCTCCTAATGGTATTGTTTTAATCAACTCATCATTATCAAATTGCATTACATTATCTTTATATTTTTGAGAATTGTATATTTTCTTCATTTCATAAGGTATGCTTTGTGATAAATATTCTTTAGGTATATTTGCTCTATCTTCTAAGAAGTTCATTCTTTTATTTCTATAATCATCAATCATCTTTTCATAACCTGCATTCATATTTAGATTTTCCATATTTTGTTTATAGTCAGGAATAGGATCATAAACTATAGGCAACATATTTTTATCTATTAATGGAGTAGCTTTTCCATTTTGATTAACAAATACTACATAATATTTTGGTGTTGCATTATTAATATCAGTAGCTTGTAAAAATATATTTTTACCAAATTCAGGTTTAAATTGATCTATAGCAGAATAATCTTCTGAATTTTTTACTAAGTAATTTATAGCTGGTGTCATCCATTCTATATTCATATTACCATTACCATCAGGTAAAGAAAACTTTTCAGGTGGACTATTAACAAAATGAGATTTATTTTCATATTCTCCCTCTTTTAATTTTATATTTCTAAAATTAGAATAACCAAACTTAGAAAAACCAAAACCTGTTTCTCCATTCATAACATATTGTAATGCATCTTTAATTAAAGGTTTGCTATCATTTTCATTTCTTAATGGAATACCCATAACAATATCTAAGTGTACTTGTTTAATAACTTCTTGTACTAATGTTTCTGATAAAATAGGTACACCATCTGCACCATCTATTTGTGATATTAATTTTCCAGTTTCTTTAACAATATATGCATTTAAATCGTGAACACTTTTAACTCTACCACCTGAAGAAAATTGAATTGCTTGTGATGCACTTTGAAAAGATTGTTTATCATAGTCATTATAAAAGTTTGTTACTTCTGCTAATGCATCTACTAAGTTAGGATTTAATGATAATGCATTTTCTACTGCTATTATTCTATTTCTAGTTTTTCTATCTATACCTAGTGTAGAAAATATATCCATCTCTACATTAGAAACATTCTCATCTATCTTAAATGTATGTCTATAATCTTTCATGTAAGTTATAATGCCTGAGTTTCTTAATTGTTCTATAGAGTTTTGATTAAAGTTTCCATATGCGGCTTCTATATTATTAATAACAGCTTCAGGTAATACATGCTGTGTAGATATAGACCATTTTAAAAACTTAGTATTTCCTAATGCAGTTTTTAAATCTACTCTTTCTATTTCATCTACTGAACCATTAAAATCATTAATCATATTTTCAAAACTAGCACCTTTAAATAAATGACCTGAGTATTCTTTTTTACTCATACTACCTGTACTGGCGTTCATACCAATAGCTGTTTGATTTTTATTATGTGCATATAAAGAAGTAATAGATGTATCAGTAGTTTTTTGTGTAAGCATAGATTTTAACATATTAGCTTGATTACTAAATGCTGTTCTTATATCTGATAATACACCAAAGTTATTTTGTGTTCTTGATTGTAAATCTGATTTGTTAATTACTTTTTTTTCTCCATTAGCCATTGTAAGTGTAATTTTATTTGGTCCACTTATTTGTATTAGAGAAGCTATCTTTGTATAATTATTAATAGCATTTTGTATATCCATAGAA